TGGCGTGTCTGCCTCGCTGTTCACGGCGATTACTGGTCAACTACTCGTGAACGAGATTCGTGAGAAGTACGAACTGGCATCCCTTCTGGGAGACCAGTTGGCCACTAATATCCCCGTGACCAACGGTAACCTCGGTACCCAGAAGGTGCCGTACCTGTCCGATGTGCGTGATCTCGGCGAGAAGCTGGAGGAAGCGGAGCCTTATCCGCAGACCAGTTTCGCCGGTCAGTTCATCAACTACCCGGGCATCGAGAAGCATGGTCGCATTTGCTCCGTGACCATGGAGGCTATTTTCAGCGACCTTACCTCGCAGATTCTGGATTCCGCCCGTTCGGTTGGCACCATGCTGGCCGTGACAAAGGAGTACAAAATCCTTCAGGTCGTTCTCGGTATCACCAACAACCACAACTGGAACGGCAACAGCCTGAATACTTACCTCACGACCGGTTCGTGGATAAACAAGTTAACAGGCTATAGTCTCTCCGATTGGACTTCAGTGAACACGCTTGAGCAACTCTTCGTGAACATGACGGATCCGGTCTCCGGTTATCCGATTATGGTCGAACCGAAGCAAATGCTTGTCATGCCCGCCTTGAAGTACACCGCAAGGAACATTCTCAACGCCACCGAAGTGCGCCAGACCGCACCCGGTTACGCCACTTCCGGTGACCCGAAGCAAACCGTTTCGGCCAACCCACTGGATCAGAACTACCAGATTCTGACCAGCCCCCACGCCCTGAAAGCCCTTGTGGACTCCGGTGTCACCGCCGTAAACGCCAACAGGCGGGTCTATCTGGGCGACTTTAAAAAGGCGTTCGTCTGGAGGGAAGCAAAGCCCCTCACCATCGTGGAAGCCCCAGCAGGCAACCCTCTGGAGTTCAATCAGGACATCGCTATGGCTATTAAGGCCAGCTGGATGGGCGTTGCTGGTGTTCGTGATCCCCGCTATGTAGTCCTCGGTTCGGAGTAATTACAATGGCGAAGAAACCCGAGCAGCACGAGGCGGTTATCAAGCCCTCTGAAGAACCAATCAAGAAGTGGACGGTTGAGCTACCGTATTGTCCATCCGTAACGATTGAGGCTTCCACGCAAGAAGAAGCTATCAAAGCGTACAATACGCTGATGGGTATCACGGCAACCGAAAACGCTTACAAGGTGAACTGATGTCCACTATCTCCGAACAGGTTACCGCCATCTCCGTGATGCGTGGCAACCTGCTTCAAGCTCTGAGTACCGACGCATTGAACCCTCAGCCGAGCTATTCGGTTGGGGGTCAGTCGGTCAGTCGCACGGAGTGGCGTGAGTCGTTGTTACGCCAGATTGGCGACCTGAATAAGATGGCGGGCATCCTCCAACCGGCAGAGGTGAGGTCGCAGATTTACTAACATGCCGACCATTGATGTATCCGACGACTATCTGGTATTTGACAATCTCCAAACCGTCGAGGTGACTAATCCAGACGGTGCGTGGAGGCGGGTCGAGAATTGTCTAATGCAGGGCGTTGATAACATCCTTACAGACCTCGGGGACGGTTCGCTAGGCTACCGCACCTTCACGACATGGCACATGTGGCGTAAGCCGCTTTTTGTTAGTGTGGGTTTGAAGTGGTCTGCTGACGGGAGATTACTGTGGCGAAGCGGCGGTGGGCTGAGTGTGTTGACTAACACGTTCGTGCCGCAGCTGAACTGTAAGATCGTGGACAGTCGTGGCGTTGTGTGGTGGGCTTCGGCCGTGAACCTTGATGTCTGGGGCAACAAGTACCAGATCGAGGCCGAGGCGGAGTCTGGTACGGTTCAGCAGGAGATAGTACTGCCGTGAGTAGTTCTTACTACTACGACATTCTGGATGCCCTGAAATCACGCCTCGTGGCGGCGGTTACTGGAGAGAGCCCGTCCGTGAGTGTGGCACTACGAAAGCGTCCCGTGCAGCTACCAAATGACCCGTTCCCGATGCTGGTCATCGCACCTACCGAAGACGGAGAAATAATCGGCGACGAGGACTTTACCCGTGGCGTGACCTATGTGTACCCGGTAATCGTGTCCATGTTTTCCCGTGGAGACCGTGACCAGAGTCTTGACCCGGGCAGTTACCTCGGGTTGCGCCAGAAGGTGCGAAACGCCATCTATCAACCTTTGCTCACTGGTGTGGACAGCGTGTTCGATGTGCAACTGGTTCCGGGCGGTGCGTTCATTCAGACCGAACTACGCCAGAATGTGGATGTGACGAACATGCGTGCGAACTTCTTAAGCAGAGAAATAAGGGAGAGTTAACATGCCGTTTTCTCATAATGTGTCGATCAACTTCAGCGACTCCGGTGCGCCGGGTGCGGCCAGCCAGATTGTCGCGACTGGGGACGGGCAGGTGAACATCTCGGTCGCGTACCCGGACAACGCCAGCAACTTTCTTGCTACATTGCAGGTGAAGCATCAGAAGATTAAAAATGTCGTTATGTGGTCTACAACGGACTGCACCGTGACCCCGAGGATGGGGGCCACGCCAAGCGACACCATTATCCTCGCCGCCAACCAGATGATTATGAGCGGGGAGACAATGCCAAACGGCACCGAGCTTTTTATCGCTGACTGCGATCAGGTCGCCATTACAGCCCTGAATGGCGGTACGCTACACATCCATGTTCTGGAAGATGTCTGATCCCTTTCAAGGAGATTGAACCATGCCCTACTACGCTGGCAAACTGGCGAGCTTCAGCTTCGCCGGAACCGTTTTCGCGATGGACAGCTGGACGCTGGACGAGAATGTGGAAGAGGTCGAGGTGACCAATTTCACCACAGTCGATCCCGCATACCCGTTGAACGGCGCGGTCCGTGCCGTTGTCCCGGGCGTGCCCGGTGGAACCTTCACGGCATCCGGCCCCTACACGGGTTCGGCTCCATTGAAGGGAACCTATGGCACAGCCATCTTTGGCGTTGGTCAGGGTAATGCCGCCAGTCGCACCGTCTTGATCACGGGCGTGAAGATTAGCACGCAGGTCAAGGACAAGGCGACGGTGGAAATTTCCGGTTCCGTAACCATCATCCCCGGTTGATGGTGAAACATGGCCACGCCTGAAAATCTGGTCGGAAGGCTGGCCGTTTTGGAATACGGTGGGGATGGCGATGTCGTGGCCCCTGTGTGCCAACTGCACGCCGACACCTACCAGATTCAGATCACCAGCCCAACGATTGACATCACGAACATTTCCATCTACTTCAAACAGGGGCTGACGATTCCATGGGTACCGCCCGTGAAAGACCCGAAAGCCCCTGAAATGCAACAGTTCGCAGACAACCTTAAAAAACGCTATCAGCAGTATGGCACGCCCGGTCAGGTCGTATCCTCCAATCTTCGGAGGGCACGAATAAGCATTGGCGGGTTCTGCTATTCGCAGGAGTCAACCCCGCACATCGGTAACCACGCCTATGTGGTACTGACACGAAGGACGCAGTTCAATGTCGGGGACACCGTTGGTCGTGTCCGCATTAAAGGCATTGTCAGCGATTTCTCTATAGATCAGACTATTCGTGGGGCGATGAAGTGGTCTTGTCAACTTGACAGCGACGAAGACTTTGATGTTACCCAGAGGTAAGCATGAGAACTATTTCGGAAGCACTAGGCGGTTCCGTAGAAGGGATCACCTATACGGCAAAGGACGGGCGAACCCACGAGGTTCGCCCACTCACTTTAGAGAGAATGAGCCTGTTCGAACGGTACCTTGAGTCCCGTGCGTTTGAGGCGGTGCAAAGTCGCCGTGAACTTCTGGGCGACAGTTACAGCGAGGCATTGTCTTCTGTCACTCAGGACATCGTGTCGGGCAAGTATGTGTTCACAGGGCCAGTGTGCATGAAGGCCATCGACACGCTGGAAGGTCAGGTGGCACTACTGGCCATCCTCCTCGGCGTAGACCGTATACGGGCAAAGAAGCTCATGCTGGAAGATCCCCTCGGCGTGAAGGAGGCCATGTCCCTGATGATGAAGCAGTCGCAAACGGACAGTGAAGGGCTTGTCCCTTCGGGAAACACGGAGGGGGAGGCGAAGTAATAATCCCCCACTTCCCGCAGATTGTCGCCAACCTGCTGGACGAGCCTTACCTCCTGAGCATGGACGAGATTAAGCGGTTAACACCGAAACAGGTGAACTGTCTTTACATGCGACCCAGAGACGACAAGGGTACACCGAGGGCGATACCGTACGAGTTCGATGGCGAAGACCATGTACACAGAATGGCCCGATCTCTGATGGAGACATCCGGTCTGACAGAGGCTGAAGCTCGGAGATATATTCATGGCGAGCGTTGACACAGGCATGCAGCAACTGGCGAACATCTTCGCCATGCTCGCCCAGAAGGCGAAAGACGCTGC